TAAAGATCAAGTAATTAAATTAACAGGAACTCTTGAAGCAAACGTTAATGTTACTATTCCAAATTCAATAGAAAAAACTTATATAGTTGAAGATGGATGTAACCATGCAGGTTTCACTTTAACTTTTAAAACTTCATCTGGAACAGGTGTACTTTTATGCGAAGGTCACACTTACACTTTATATTCTGATGGAACTAATGTTGTAAAAGCAGGTGAACTTAGAAAATGGAGAGCAATAACAGCAGCTGAAACAGTTCAAGCTGGTGCTCAACTTTTAGTAAATACAAATGGTGGAGCAGTTACAGTAACATTACCAGCTTCTCCAAGTGCAGGTGATGAAGTTTCATTTATAGATCAAGGATACGATTTTAATACTAACGCATTGACTGTTGGTAGAAATAGTTCAAATATAGCTAATGCAGCTGCGGATTTAGTTGTTAATACACAAGGTGCTGGCTTTAGTTTAGTTTATTCGGGAGACGCTACTACTGGCTGGACATATAGGGAGAAATAATAAATGTCTAATTACGAGGCCACAAAATACGATTTTGATGGAGCTAGCCTTTCAGGTGTTCAAGGAATTGCAACGGCAACTATTATGCCATGGTCTTCTTCGTCAGTACCGTCTGGATTTTTAGAATGTAATGGTGCAAATGTTTCAAGATCAACTTATTCTGATTTATTTGCAGTAATAGGTACAACTTACGGCGCAGGTGATGGTTCAAGCACTTTTGGTCTACCAAATTTACAAGATAACATACCTGTTGGAAAATCTGGTACTAAATCTTTAGCGTCAACTGGTGGAGCAAACACTGTAGCCTCAACTGGAAACGTAGCAGGCTCTACAGCCAATGCAACTTTATCAACAGCGCAACTTGCTTCTCATAATCATGGAGTTACAGGTGCGCGTTTTACTGGAAATAATAACGTTAAAGGAGCTCAAACACAGCAAATTAATGTTAACACACAAAATACAGGATCTGGACAAGGTCATTCACATAACATGTCTGCGACCTTTACAGGAGATGCAACATCTGTTATACAACCTTATTTAACAATAATTTATATTATAAAAACTTAAAGGAGAAAAAATGGCAACTAACGCAAATTGGACAGTAGTATTTGATGATAAAATAATTATTAAAAACTACTCAGAAGGTGCTAATGAAGGTGTAGGGCACAAAATCAACAATGATTCTTTTTGGAACGATTCTAAATGGTCAAATATTTGGGCAATTCAATATGTTTCAGGTAATGAAGATTATAGTGATAGTGTAGAATATAGAGATAATACAGCTCATACTTCATGGACGGCAGCTAACTTAGGAGATTTTAAAACTCAATTTATTGATAAATGGGACGCAGCTCATTTATCTGAATTACAATCTAATTGGGATGAAGATAATGCTGAGAGTGAAACTGAATCTGAAAAAATTACTAGATTAGGTGCAAGACCTACATCTTATTCCTCATAGGAGAATAAATGGCAAATTATGAAGCTACAAGATATGATTACGACGGTGGTAATATCACCGGACTTGTAGGAATTCCAACGGCAACTATTATACCGTGGTCTTCTTCTTCAGTGCCAACAGGTTACTTAGAATGTAATGGTGCGAATGTTTCAAGATCAACTTACGCAACTTTATTTGCAGAAATAGGAACTACTTACGGTGCGGGAGATGGATCAAGTACTTTTGGTTTACCAAATTTACAAGACAACGTAGCACTTGGAAAATCTGGTACTAAAGCTTTAGCATCAACTGGAGGTGCAAACGCAACTGCAAACTCTGGAAATGTTGGTGGATCAACAGCTAATGCAACTTTATCAACAGCGCAACTTGCTTCTCACTCTCATGATGGATTTCAACTTGGTATAGCAGATTCCATGTCTACTCAATATTGGCAAAGATTTAGTCGACAACAAAGATTTCCTTCTACCAATAGCACTGGTTCTGGACAAGGTCACTCTCACAACATGAGTGCTACTTTTACAGGTGATTCAACGTCTGTTGTACAACCTTATTTAACAGTAATTTATATTATAAAAACTTAGGGAGAAATGAACTGTGTCTAATTACGAAGCAACTAAATACGATTTCGACGCCGCAAATCTTACAGGCATTGAATTAATTCCTACTGCAACTATAGTGCCTTGGACTGCTGCTTCTATTCCAACAGGTTTCTTAGAGTGTAATGGTGCGAATGTTTCAAGATCAACTTACGCAACTTTATTTGCAGAAATAGGAACTACTTACGGTTCAGGCGATGGTTCAAGTACTTTTGGTTTACCAGATTTACAAGATAAATGTTGTATTTCAAAATCTGGTACTAAAGCTTTAGGATCAACTGGAGGCGCAAACACTGTAACCGCAACTGGAAATGTTGGTGGTTCTACAGCCAATGCAACATTATCTACGGCTCAACTTGCTTCTCACTCTCATGGAATAGGATCTGGAAGTGGTACACCTGGAGGTGGTAATAACGCTTTAGGATCTGCTCAATCAGGAATAGCTAATACTAATTTACAAAGCACAGGATCTGGACAAGGTCACTCTCACAACATGAGTGCAAACTTTTCTGGTGATGCAACTTCAGTTTTACAACCTTATTTAACATTAATTTATATTATAAAAACGTAATATTAAAATTACCTTAACATCATCCAAGAAGTTAAAATATATTTTTCTCCAGATAAAGGAGGATTACCTCTATGTAGATATGGAAATCCAGCGGGCCAAATAACTATTCTTCCTTTTTTTGGTTTTACTCTTTTTGAAAAATGTAAAAATTCTGTTTCTCCACCCTCTTCAACATCATTTAAGTATATACTAAAAACAAAAGCTCTAGGTTCATTATCAAATCCTTTACCATGTTCAATATGCCAAACGTGATAACCTTCCGTAGGTAAGGTTTTTTGAATTTTTAAAGAAGTAAAATAAAAAGGAACTCCATAAGCATCATCAGCTCCTACATTTTTAACATAATGATTCCAAGCTAAATCAAAATTTAACATTATTGTTTTTAACTCTTCCCACCATACATTCATATTATTTGGTGCTGCAAAGTATTGTTGATCTTGTTTTTGTAAAACAGATGCTTTTTCAAAACCTATTCTATTAATAGTATTATTAAATTTATTTTGATCTTCAAATAATTTAATGGCTTTATCACATTCCTCTGAAAGAATGTAATTATCATAAATTCCTATAAAATTATCTATATTAACTGTTTTATCTTTCATTTAATTTTTTTTTATAGTCAAAATGTTTATGTTGAGAAATATTGAATATTAAACTATATCTGTTTTTTTCTTCTTGAGATGTATCAAATCCATGTAGTATGTGAGGTGGAAATATATAATAATCTCCTGGTTCAGGATTTATTTTTAAATTTAATTCAGGAAGTATTAAATCACATCCTTTTGTTAAATATAAGATTCCATGAAGATCAGGGTGAATATGATAATCTAAACTATCTCCTTTTTTTATTTCATTGCCCCAAGCATTTTCAATAGTATTTTTTTCTAAAAAATGTTCAAATATGTCAGCATGAGTTGTTTGATGTTTATTAATAAGAAAAGTCATAAAATTAATAAAATTAGATTTATTTACAAAATAATTCCAATCCGTCATTCCACCTTTTACGTTTGTATAATTTTCCATTTTTGGATTTAAATTATTTTTTACATCCATCATAAAATTATGAATAAGATCAGGGTAAGGATAATGTCCAAATATAATATTTACTGTTCTTGGATAAGTAATAAATAAAGAATTTTTTTCTTCTGCTAATGGGTTATTTTTATTAAATAAACTAATCATTTTGCGACTTTCATTCTCTGTAAAACTAATATATAAAGCACTATATGCTACAAAAATTAAATTTCAAGCCTGGTTTTAACAAGATGGTCACAGATTCAGGAGCTGAATCTCAATGGGTAGATGGTGATTTTGTTAGATTTAGATATGGATTACCTGAAAAAATAGGTGGTTGGAATCAATTATCTATTGCAGGTGAAACTTTACCTGGAGCAGCACGTGCTCAACACACCTGGACATCTTTAGCTGGTGAAAGATATGCAGCTATTGGAACTTCACAAGGTTTATTTTTATATTACGGAGAACAGTTTTTTGACATTACACCATTAGATACAGCTATTACAGGATGCACATTAACAACTGTTAATGGCTCAAATGTTTTACAAGTTAATAAAGGCTCTCATGGTCTAGAAGTTGGAAGATATGTAACTTTATCTGGCGTAACTGTTACAGGTGCATCAGATTTTACAACAGCAGAATTAGAAAAAGCTTATGAAATTTTAACAGTTGCAACAGTAGATAAATTTACTGTGCAAGCTGTAAGAGCTGAAGGTGGATCAGGTATGACTGCCGCAGGTGCTGCAACTGTTAATCCTTACGTTGAAGTAGGTCCTGTTTTTCAAACCGCAGGTTATGGTTGGAGTACTTCTACATGGAATACTTCTACTTGGGGAACTGAAAGAACTACAAGTTCTGTAATCCTAGATCCAGGAAACTGGAGTCTTGATAACTATGGACAAGTTCTTGTTGCAACAATTAGAGATGGAGAAACTTTTACTTGGAATGCAGGAGCATCAAATGCTAGAACAATTAGAGCGTCTAAATCTACATCAGGTTTTTCAACTTCAGCTAACCCAACTGCATCAAGATTAACTCAAGTATCAGATAGGGATAGACATTTATTTCATTTTGGAACGGAAACAACTATTGGAGATTCTACGACTCAGGATCCAATGTTTATAAGATTTTCAAATCAAGAGGACTTAAATGATTATGCACCAACTGCAGTTAATACTGCAGGTACATTTAGATTAGATAAAGGAAATAGAATTGTTGGAGCAGTATCTGGTAAAGATTATACTTTAGTATTAACCGATAGCTCTGCTTATGTAATTCAATTTGTTGGTCCACCATTTACATTTAGTGTAAGACAAGTTGGTACTAACTGTGGATTGATTGGTCAACACGCATTAAGTTATTCTGATGGTAAAGTAT